AAAAACATTTGATAACAAAGCGTTTAAAAAAGATTTAGGTTTAGGGGCACAAGTTATTAAAGAAAAAGAGTTAACATGGATACCTTTTAAAAAAGCTTTTCATGATGCGGTTGGTTTACCTGGAGTACCTCGAGGGTATACCACACAATTTAGAGGTTTTTCAGATGTGGGTAAATCAACAGGTATTTATGAAACATTAGCTGGTGCTCAAAAATTAGGTGATTATTGTATCATTATAGATACCGAAGGTAGTTTTAATTGGGAGCACGCTAAATTAGTTGGTTTTAAATTTGAGGAAGTTGTTGACGAACAAACTGGTGAAATTATTGATTACGATGGTCCAGACTTTATGTATTTCGGTGGTAGTGATTTATTAACTTTATATCAAAATTTTGATTATAAGGATGCTAAAATGAAAACAACACCACAAAGATATATCCCAGTTGTTGAAGATATTGCCCGTCTAATGAATGAAATATTAGACAAACAAGAAAAAGGTGAATTTCCGCACAACATAACTTTCTTATGGGATTCAATAGGTTCTTTAGGTTGTTATCAAGGTGCTGTGTCTAATACAAATAACAACCAATGGACTGCTGGAGCTTTAAAAAGAGAATTTGAGTCTATTTTGAATTACAGAATACCAGCTTCTAGAAGAGAAGGTGCGCCTTATATCAACACATTTGTTACTGTACAAAAAATTTGGTTAAGACCTAACGCTGTTGGTCAACCTACTATCATGCACAACGGTGGTGAAGGTTTTAAATATGGTGTTAGAATGATATTTCACATGGGTGGTAAATCAACATCATCGGCTAAGAAATTAGACGCAGTTAATGGTGGTAGAGCATTTAATTTTGGTGTTAGAACTGACATTGAATGTGTTAAAAACCATGTAAACGGTATAGAAAGAATGGGTAGTATTTGCTCAACACCACATGGATTTGTTAACCCAGACGAAAAAAATGCTTACGTAAAGGCAAACAACGCTTTTATTAATGCTAAATTAGGTACTAATTTTTCAGATTTTGAGGTAAAAGAAGAAGATTTAGACACTAACGCATACGAAAAAGAATAGTAATAACTTTAAAAAGTTCACAATGAACAAAAGACCACCAAAAAATGGTGAAATAATTAAAAAAACACAAAACACTTTATTAATTGATGGTAATGCGTTATTTAAAACTGGTTTTTTTGGTGCCAAAACTCTCTACAACATACATGGACATCACATAGGTGGTTTATATCAATTTATGACAACTTTAAGGATGTTACTAACACAAGACTTATATCATAGAGTTTATGTGTTTTGGGACGGTAATTTCAGTGGTAAATTAAGATATAATATTTACAAACCATATAAGAGTGGTAGAGGTAAAGATTATGAAAATGGGACTCAACCTATAGATGAATCCGAGTTAGCTCAAAGAGCTAGGGTTTACGAATATCTTAACGAATTATACGTTAGACAATTACGACATGATATTGTTGAAAGTGATGATTTCATAGCTTATTATTGTTTAAACAAGAAAGAAAATGAGAAAATTACCATTTGCACCAACGATAGTGATATGGCTCAACTTATTGATGAAAACGTTAGAATTTATTATTTAAATTTTAAACAATATGTTGATAATACCAATTTTTCTTCGTATTTTTGTTATAACAGAGAAAACGCTGCTTTAGTAAAAGCAATGACTGGTGATACCGCAGATACAATTAAAGGTATTAAAGGATTAGGTGAGAAGACGTTAGTAACCCTATTTCCAGAACTGAGTGAAAGAAAAGTAAGTTTAACCGAAATTTTAGAAAAAGCAAAACAACTACAAGAAGAAAGAAAATCAAAAAAACAAAAACCTCTTGTCTCAATTGACAACATTATTAACAGAGTAACAGATGGTATCCAAGGAGATGAAATCTATGAAATAAATTACGCTCTAGTTAATCTAAAACAACCAATGATAACGGAAGATGCTATTGAAGAACTAAATAATCTTATAGAAGGTACATTACACGAACCTAAAAGAGATATTCAAAAAGTTTTTAAATACATTAACGAAGATGGGTTAAGAAATACTATTGGTGAAAGTAGATATGAAGACTATTTAGCACCGTTTAAACAATTAAAAAACAGAGAAGATTTAAATTTTTAACATGAGCGACTACAACAAAAAAGAAGAATTGAGGTTTCAATTCGTATTGTATATCAACGACAACATTATTTGTCAAAGATATTTTAACATTTTCGATTTTAAAGAAGAATCGGTGGATTCAATCGAACTAAAAGAATTAATGAAATCAATTGCTGGTATAAATATCTGTCAACATGGTTCGTTGGGTATAATTCCTAGATACCTACAAATTAAATCATTAAAATATATTTGGGATAATTATAACCCGTATGCTATTCAAAATGATGAAAACTCAAAAAATAATTCAGATAGGAAAGACAATTTTCAATTTGAAATTAAAATTGATGACAAAACTGTAGCTAAAACTGAGTTTAGTGGTAATTATTTTCCACCTAAAATTAGATATGCTGTCGATGTCAGAGAAATTATTCCAGACATCGTTAGTGAAATTAGAGATTATTTAAGTCTAAGTAAATATACTTTTGATAGTAAAAATAAGGCTTGGAAAGAATCTCAAAAAGAATTTTTGATAAAGTAGTAGTTACATACTACTTTATCATATTTATAATAACACAGTTTTAAAAACTATATAAATGGCAAAAGTAATTAGAGAAGATTTTTCATATTTGGGGGTTGAATATCAATATAAATTGATATTACAATTACTAACTGATAGAAAATTTGCTAACTCTATTATTGATATTATAGACCAAAATTATTTTAAAGAAAATTCTTTAAGAGTTATTGTTTCAACGATAAAAGATGCGAAACAACAACATGATACTATAATTGATAAAGAAGGATTAGAATATAGGATATTTGAAAAATACCCTGAAGAATTGGAAAGAAGAATGATTATTTCCGAATTAAGGAAAATTGAAAATTCCAGTTTAACGGATTCATTTTACGTTCAAGAATCAGCTTTAAAATTTTGTAAACAACAAGAGTTAAAAAAGTCTGTTGTTGAAATATCTAAAATAATTGAAAAGGGTGATATTGATGGTTATGATGAATGTGAAAGAATTTTAAGAAAAGCCTTAGAACACGGTAACGCTAACGACGATGCGATGGATGTTTTAGAAAACGTTGATAGTGTATTGTTAGACGACTTTAGAAACCCAATACCAACAGGTATAGAGGGTCTAGATGAAATCATGGATGGTGGTTTATCTAAAGGGGAGTTAGCGGTAATATTGGCTGCGTTTGGTACTGGTAAAACCACAATGATTACAAAAATAGCCAATACGGCTATGAATTTAGGTAAAAATGTTTTACAAATATTTTTTGAAGATAACCCAAAGGTTATCCAAAGAAAACACTTATCTTGTTGGTCTGGAATCGCATTAAATGATTTATCAACCCACAAGGAACATTTAAAAGAACTTGTTGAAACTTTAAAAAATAAAAAGGGTTCTCTTAGACTGAAAAAGTTTTCCAGTGATGGTACAACAATTCCAGTGATAAGAAACTATATTAGAAAGCTTACAGCTCAAGGGTTTAAACCAGATATTGTGTTATTGGACTATATTGATTGTGTTGAACCGTCCAAAAAATTCACTGATATTAATGCTGGTGAGGGTAGTGTGATGCGTCAATTTGAATCACTTTTGGCTGAATTTGACATTGCTGGTTGGACAGCTGTACAAGGTAATCGTTGCATTTTATTAAACTCTGAAATTCAGACAGTTAGGCTTGGTAAAAGTGAAATAAAAGATGTTAAATTAGGTGATGAAATATTAACACATAATGGTTATAAAAAAGTTACACATGTTTTCCCTATTGAAAAACAACCAGTATATAAGATAAAATTAAAATCTGGTAAGGAAATAACTGTATCTAAAAAACACTTATTCCCAACTGAAGATGGTCGATTCTTATCAATACAAAACGGGTTAAACATTGGTGATAAATTATTGACCAAAAAATAATATTATTTTTGTATCGCTGTTTATCTTTTTCATAATTATGTTATATTTGTAATAAACGTTAATTATGAAAAAGATATCAACAGAAGAATTATTAAAAAGAAAAAATTTTGATACCTTAGATAAAACTAAAATAACTGAAAGACATTTAAGTGAAATAAGTAAAATCTTAGAAGTGTATAATTGTCAAACTATAAAGAATAGACTTAAAAATATTCATGATTTTATTAAATACGATGTTGATGGTGATTGGTTATATAGAATTAACATAATCAGAACTGTATTAGTTAATGATGTGATGTCAGATTATTCTTTAGAAATAAGATATGGTAAAGAAAATGTTAGTGTTATTAAAAAAGAATTATCTAAAAAGGTTTCACATACATTAGAAAAATATTTAGAAAAATATGGTGAAGTTGAAGGTAAGGTTAAATGGGAAGAATTTAAGGAAAAAAGTAAGACACCTTGGGGTTTAGAATCTTGTGTTAAAAAATATGGTGAGTGTAAGGGTAAGATTAAATGGAAAGAACGTTTAAACAAAAAAATAAACACACAAAACGAAAGAAAGAAAAATAAACCATATAGAAATGGTAGAACCCTCACAGAATATCAAAATAGATATGGAGTTAAAGATGGGTATGATAAATGGTTAAAACGAAATAATAAACATAGTTATCGTTTTTCTAAAAAGTATTATATTGAGACATATGGTGATAAAATAGGTAATGAAAAATGGTTAGAGTATAAACTAACGATGAATAAAACTAGTTTAACCTCATTTATAGGTCGTTATGGTGAGATTGAGGGTAATATAAAATATAAAAATCATATAACTAAATTATTTAAAAGTGGTTTATTTTATAGTAAAATATCACAAGAATTGTTTTATTTAATTTATGATAAAATAGATAAAGTAAAACATAAAGATATAAGATTTGCAAAATTAAATGGTGAGGAAATTTTTTACGATAAGATTAACAATAATACTATATTGGTTGATTTTAAATGTGGAAATAAAATAATTGAGTTTGATGGAGAATATTGGCATTCAAAACCTGAACAAATTGAAAAAGATAAATTAAGAGATAAGTATTTAATTTCTAAGGGTTATCACATATTAAGAGTTAAAGAAAGTGATTATAAAAATGATAAAGAAAAAATAATTACTGAATGTTTAATGTTTTTAAATAATTAATTAGTACTTTTGTAATTATAAATAAATTTAATAAAAAAAATGGAAAAACACGGTTTAAATTTAGATGATTTTATTTTAGATGAAATTGAATCAATCGAATTAATTGGCGAAGAAGACACTATTGATATAACAGTTGAGGATACACATATGTTTTACGCTAATGACATATACACGCATAATAGCTCTATAAAATCTGAAGTTGTAGAAGCAGACCAAATTGGTGGTTCAATAAAAAAAGGACAAATTGGTCATTTTATAGTATCGATAGCCAAATCTTTAGACCAAAAAGAAAATGCAACGGCAACTATGGCTGTACTTAAATCTAGATTTGGTAAAGATGGTATTGTTTTTCAAGATATAAAATTTGATAACGCTAGAATTCAAATTGATATGGGTGAAAACAAGGGAGGAAGAACTTATTCAGAGCAAAAAGATGATAAACGTTTAAACGAGCAACAAAGAATTAGAGATATCCTAGATAATTCAAAAGCAAAACAAAGTATTTTACACAATGAAAAGGTTTTAAATTCTGTAGAAGAATTAGGATTAAATAACATCGAACAATAAAAAAAAAATAAATAAAAAAAACAATATGTATTTAAAAGACAGTACTCTTAAAAAGAGGTATTCCATATTCCCAGTTATTCATAATGACTTATGGCAAATGTATAAAAAAGCGGAAGCCCAAACTTGGGTGGCAGAAGAAATAGATTTAAGTAAAGATGATTTCGAAGGGTTAAAAGACGCTGAAAAAGCGTATTTGAAAAACATCTTAGCTTTTTTTGCGATATCAGATGGTTTGGTTATTGATAACCTTGCCACAAACTTCTTAAATGAAGTCGAACTATTAGAAGCTCAGTATTTTTACGGGCACCAAACTTTTATAGAACAAGTTCATGCTAACGGTTACTCATTATTGATTGAAACCTACATAAAAAATTTGGTTGAAAGAGATGAGTTATTCGATTCAATGGAGACAAATCAAGCTGTTGCTAAAAAAGCATCGTGGGCTGAAAATTGGATTAACCACCCTTCGTTTGGTCACAGACTTGTTGCTTTTGCATGTGTAGAAGGTGTCTCATTTGCTAGTGTTTTTTCTGGTGTATTTTGGTTTAGAAGTAAAAATAAAATGCCTGGTTTAGGTGGCATGAATGAATTAATCTTAAGAGATGAAACATTCCACTATGAGTTTGCTCTTAATTTATATAAAAACTATTTGAAGGATGATTATAAACTTTCAAAAGAAGAATTAAGGAATATTATATTGGGTTGTTATGAAATTGAAAAAGTTTTTGTTGAAGAAAGTATGCCAGATGGTTTACAAGGGATGACAAAAAACGATATGATTCGTTATGTACAATACGTAACAGATATTGTCCTTAATGATTTTGGTTGTGATGTTGAATTCAATGTTACAAATCCTTTAGATTATATGGCTAGAATTGGTTTATCAGCTAAAAATAATTTCTTTGAAAAGAGAGATGGTGAATACACTAGAGTTGAAATACCTACAACTACCGAAGGGATGTTTGATGAAGATTTTTAAATAATTATAAGATATGAAAATAGTAAAAAGAGATAAATCGACACAGGCTTTTACGCCTAATAAAATTTTAACTAGAATTAAAACACAAGCTAAGGGTTTAAAAATTGATTCTGATGTTTTATTCCAAGAAGTTATTCCGTTAATCACAGATAATATAACAACAACTGAAATTGATGAAATAATAGCATTTAAAGCCGCTGATAAAATTATACAACACCCAGATTATTCATTGTTGGGTGGGCGTATATTATTAAGTCGTCAATCAAAACTAATAAATAAAGAACTACAACCAGTTGATTTAACTTATGATTTCTTTGCGGCAACAACTTTTTTGAGTAAATACTCAATGAGAGATGAAAAGAAAATACCGTTAGAATTACCTTCATGTATGTATGAAAGAGTGGCTAAACACTTACATGGTAATAATGAAACTGATAGAGAAGAACTTTTAGAAGAACTTAAATCTAAAAGAGGTAATTTCGCCACACCAACATACACTAATGCTGGTATTGAAAAAAGAGGTGGTATGATTAGTTGTAACCTTACACACCTAGAAGATGATTCTTTTGAAGGTATTGAAGAAACTCTTAAGAAGATTTCTGCTGCATCAAAAGAAGGTTCTGGTATTGGTTTATTAATTGACCCACTTCGTAGCAAAGAGAGTATCGTAGAGTCTTTTCAAGGCAACGCTGGTGGTGTTGTCAGATTAGCTGATATGGTGCAATCTAAAATGAGGTTTTATAAACAAGGTTCTCGTTCTGGAAGTTGTGCTTTATACTTGTCATTATGGCATAGAGATATTATGGATTTCTTAGAATTAACATTACCTATTGGTTCGGCTGAGTTAAGAACCAAAGATTTGTTCACTTCAATCATTGTAAATGATTTATTTATGGAAAAATTGGAACAAGGTCAGGATTGGTATTTGTTTTGTCCTAATGACATTAAAAAAGCTGGTTTAAAACCGTTACATAATTTACATGGTGATAAATTTAACGCCGAATATCAAAAAGCTGTTGATTTAGGGTTAGGTAAAAAAGTTAACCCTAAAGATATTTTCGACGCTATCATTAAATCACAAGTTGAAAGTGGTAGACCTTATGTTATGTTTAAAGATAATGCTAACAAAAGAAATATGCAAGATAATATTGGACCAATCAAACAATCAAACTTGTGTTGTTTAGATGGTGAAACCTTAATCACCATAACTAATCAATACGGTGGGGTAGAAAAGATAACAATGAAAGAGGTTACTAATAGATTTAACAATAATGAAACTTTATTTGTATTAAGTCAAGATAACACCTTCAGACCAATATTAGGTGCTATTAAAACTAAAGAAAATGCTGAAGTTATTGAGGTTGTTGATGAGGAAAAAGGTATTAAAATAGTTTGCACACCAGACCATAGAATATTTACAAAAAATAGAGGGTATGTTATGGCTTGTGATTTATTAGAAGATGATGAATTAAATTTAAACTTTAATTAAAAAAAAATAAATAAATATGATAAAAATAAATAAATTAGAACAAAAAATGGATGTGTATGACATCCAAGTAGATAAAACAGAGAATTTCTACGCCAATAATGTGTTAGTACATAACTGTGAAATTTTTCAAGCTTCTAAACCAAAATATACACCACAATGTACGTTGGCTTCAGTTAATTTAGCGGAGCATGATAGTTTAGAAACAATAGCACAAACAACTAAAGTTTTAGTTAGAGCCCTTAATCAAGTAATTGACAACAACAAATGGAGTGATAACTGGAGTGAAAAAGCTGGGATAGACCAAAGAGCTTTGGCTATAGGTGTTGCAGGTTTAGCTGATTTCTTCGCTAAAAAGAAAATTTCCTTTGAAAGTGAAGAAGCTAGACAATGGAATAATGATATTTTTGAAACTATGTATAAAACAGCTGTTATCGAATCAATGTTATTGGCTGAAGAAAAAGGTGAAAACTATCCAGCGTGGGAAGGTAGTCGTTATTCTAAAGGTGAAACGTATATCGAAGGTTGGTCACCAAAACCTAACGGTGAACCTATCCCAATGTATAATAGTTTATTGTTAGGGCTTATGCCAACAGCGTCATCAGCAATATTGTTAGGTGTATTTGAATCGTTTGAACCAGCAACGGCTAACTTATTCACTAGAAGAGTAGGTCAAGGTGAATTTTTGGTTGTTAATAAATATTTGGTTAATGAGTTAATTGAAAACAATCTTTGGAATTCAACTATAATTGATAGAGTTATAAAAAATCAAGGTAGTGTTCAAAATATCGTTGAAATTCCAGAAGATATAAGATTTAGATATAAAGATGTTTGGGAAATTTCACAAAGAGTTTTAATTGATTTATCTATAATAAGAAACAAATATGTTGACCAATCACAATCGTTAAATATATACCATTCTGATGCAAAATACGGTAAAATAGCAAGTGCTTTAATGTATGCTTGGAAAGGTGGTTTAAAAACTGGTGTTTATTACACTAGAACAAAATCAAAATTAGAAGCAAATTCAAAATTAGCTAGTAGTCAAATTATTAGTCAAATTGATAAACCAAAAGATTCTCAATTTGAATGTTTCGGTTGTTCGACATAATTAGAAAAATAAACAAAATAAAATGGGAGCTTAAATAGCTCCTTTTTTTATTTCTCATATTTACTAATAAAAATTCTTTATTATTATATTTATAAAATAAAAGACATTTATGGCAAACGGAGAATATATAAACATAAACTATCCCTTCAAAGATAGTGTAAAGGGTTTTTTCTTAGACTTAACAGAAGTTGGGAATAAAGCTATAAAAGCTGATTTATTACATTTATTATTAACTAGAAAAGGGCAAAGACTTTATAACCCAGATTTTGGAACTAGACTTTTAGAATTCATATACGAACCTTATGACGGTATGACGTTTAGTGATGTTAGAAATGAAATAGAAACAACAGTAAAAAGATATTTACCACAATTAAGATTAAATGATTTAACAGTAGACCCATCACCATTAAGTGAATATGCTGTTTTAGTGACAATAGATTATACAATAACAGAAGACGTTTTTGAATCGTCTGAAATAATACAAATAAATTTATAAAATGGCCAACCAAGGAATTAATTACGGTTATAGAAATTTTGCAGATATAAGAAGTGGGTTAGTAGACATGGTAAGACAATACTATCCAGATACTTTTAACGATTTTAACGACGCATCTGTAGGTATGATGCTTTTAGAATTAAACGCAGCTGTTGGTGATATGTTATCGTTTAATACAGATAGAATGTTTCAAGAAACGCAAATTGATTTTGCGCAACAAAGAAAATCTGTTTTATCAATGGCTAGAACATTTGGTTTGAAAATACCAAGCAACAGACCTTCAGTTACAATAGTAGATTTTAGTGTTACCGTACCAGTTTTAGGTGATTCGTTTGATATTTCATACACACCAATAATCCAAGCTGGGTCTCAAGTTACTGGTTCTGGTAAAATTTTTGAAAACCTATATGATATAGATTTTAGTAATCCTTTTAATTATAATGGTATTCCAAATAGGTTAATAATCCCTAATTTTAATTCAAATGGGACCTTAATAAACTATACTATAACAAAAAGAGAAATAGTAACAAATGGTTTTACTAAAATTTTTAAAAGGGTAATAAATATTTCAGATGTTAGACCTTTTCTAGAAATTGTTTTACCTGAAGATAATGTTTTATCTGTTGATTCGATAATAACATTAGAAGGAACTAATTTTAACACTATCCCTTCGTTAAACCAATTTAATAATCAAAGTTTAAAATGGTATGAAGTAGAAGCTTTAGCTGAAAACAAAGTTTTTGTTGAAGATTTTAATAAGATAACTGATAACGCTGGTGTTAAACCTGGTAAATGGATAACAGTTGATAAAAAATTTATAACCGAATACACAGATTTAGGTTTCTTAAAAATAATATTTGGTGCTGGAACAAAAGACACTAGTAGTTTATGTGACTTTGATTCTAATTTACCATTGGTTAATCAAATTGGTGATTTTATAAATAATAATTCTTTAGGTCAAACACCTACTGCAAATACAACTATGTTTATAAAATATAGAGTTGGTGGTGGTGCTGACACAAATGTGGGTCCAAATGTTTTAAGAAATGTAGGTTTATTGAATTTTACGATAAATGGGTCTAATCAAACCATTAATAATGCTGTTAGAAATTCATTAAGGGTTAACAACTCATTTCCAGCTTTAGGTGGTAGAAACACCCCTTCTGTCGATGAAATCAGATACATGACAAAATATAATTTTGCTTCACAAAATAGAGCTGTAACAATAAAGGACTATCAATCGATTATATCAAAAATGCCAGGTCAATTTGGTTCACCATTTAGAATGGGTGTTATGGAAGAGCAAAATAAAATAAAAATATACATAATAGGTCTTGACCAAAATAGTAAACTAAGTAATAATTCAACTAGTGCTTTAAGAGAAAATATAGCAACATATCTTTCTGATTTTAGAATGATTAATGATTATGTACAAATCGCAAATGGTAAAATAATTAATTTAAGTTTTGAGATTGATTTGTACATAGATAAAAAACAACCTCAAGCTCAAATAATTTCTGAAGTTATTAATAATGTTAGAACATACATGGATATAAATAAATTTGATATGGGTGACAATGTTTACTTATCACCGCTTATTGAAACAATAAACAATGTTGGTGGTGTGTTAAACGTTATTGATATTAGAGTGTACAATAAAGTTGGTGAAGGTAAATATAGTCTTAATGAAATTTCACAACCATATTTGGATACAGAAACTAGACAAATAGATATTAGTGAAGACTATACTTTATTCGGAGAACCAACGTCTATGTTTGAAATTAAAAACCCTACTAGCGATATTATGTGTCGTGTGAAATAAGTGTTTCCTTATATAATTTTTTTAATTATATTTTTGGATAAAATGTTATAAATGATAAAATATGAGTTGTGGATGTAAAACAAATGTAAAGTATGAACCAAATTCAAAGGGTTCAAATAATTCTAATAATAAAAAAATAAATGGTTTTTCTAATATTTTTATTAAAATATTATCTTTTTGTTTCATGATGTTATTATTACCTATAATAATGTTAGCTATTATATGGTTTATTTTCGAATTGATAGTTTTAAATAAAGAAATTGATATGAAAAAAGTTTTAATGGTTTTAAGTTCAAAAATAAAACCATTAAATGAAGGGTATGAAAATGATGAAGACGATGAAGACGATGAGTTTACTGAAGAAAATTATGAAATGGTAGATGTTGAAGACATAACACCAATAGCAAATAAATAAAAATGTCAAATAATACTATAAGAATAAGAACGACACCAGATGGTAAAGATAAATTTGTTAAAGTAAAACTAGATAATGAGTTTGATTTTATTGAAATTTTATCTTTAAAAATAACACAAGAAGAAACTTACAGAAATTTCTGTGCTGATTATGGTGTTGTTGTTGGTAGAGTATTTATTAATAATGGTTTTGGTATTCCAAACGCTAGGGTTAGTATTTTTATACCAATAGATGAAGTTGATAAAAATGACCCAATAATCAACGGTTTATACCCTTACGAAATTGTTACCGATAAAGATATTGATGGTAAAAGATATAATTTATTACCAAAAAATAGCGAAACAGATAATGAATGTTATACCCCAGTAGGTACGTTTCCAAATAAAAGAGAAGTTTTAGATGACCCAGAAATGGGTCATGTGTATTGTAAATACTATAAATTCACCACATCAACAAACTATGCTGGGGATTATATGATATTTGGTGTACCTGTTGGTAACCATACGATACATGTTGATGCTGATATTTCAGATATTGGTATTGCGTCTCAAAGACCATATGATAGTATTAGTCAAGGTTCACCCATACAAATGTTTGATAGCCCAACAAAATTTAAGGGTGGTACTAATTTAGATAGGCTTATTCAAGTTAAAACAATCAATTCTGGTGTTAATGTGCAACCATTTTGGGGGTCTGTTGAAAACTGTGAAATTGGTATTAGTAGAATCGATTTAGATTTAAATTATGAAATAAAACCTTCAGCCATCTTTATGGGTAGTCTTTTTGGTGATTCTGACAACAACAGTGTTAACAAAAATTGTAGACCTAGACGTAGAATGGGTAAAATTTGTGAACAAAATACTAGTGAAGGTACCATAGAAATGATTAGAAAAACATTAGATGGTAAAGTAGAAAAATTAGACGTTGAAGGCGGTAGATTAATAGATGAAAATGGTTCGTGGGCATATCAAGTACCAATGAATTTAGATTACTACTATACCAATGAGTTTGGCGAATTGGTTTTATCTGAAGACCCAAATAAAGGTATACCTACTAGGGCAAGTGTTAGGTTTAAAATATCTATGGATGATACTGGTGGTGAAGGTAGAGTTAGAACTAGAGCCAATTATTTAATACCTCATAACCCAAATAATAAAGACGAAATAGATTATGAATTTGGAGAACTAACAAAAGATTTTAGTTTTAGAGATTTATATTGGAATAAAATATATTCAGTATCTAATTTTATTTCTAGGTATCAAAAAGCAGCGTCCGTTAACCCAGTAAATGATAGAAATTTTGTTGGTGTAAAAGATGTTGATGATTGTATTGGTGCTAAAAATCCAGCCCCTTTTAATAGACTTAACACGGTTTTTAACCCATTATTTTCGATTATATGTCTTATAATGAAAATAGTTGAATTTATAATATATATTATAAATTCTATTCTTATAACGGTGTTAAATTCAATCATGTTCGTAATCAATGCATTGATTACGTTTGTTTGTAGAATAATAAGAACGATAAGGCGCATATTAAGAAAAGTTGGTTTAAGAAGATTAGCACCTAAAACACCTAATTTTTGTGACGAAAAATATTATATACCTTGTATTGGGGCATACTGTCCAGATAGAAGTGAAATAGATAGTAAACTCTATGCCCCAGGGTGTGTTAAAACAAATAATATATTCGGAGAAGGTTATAGAGAACTTGAAAGAAATGAAGGTGTTGATTCAATAAAAAGTAACAAACTGAATGATTTATCAGATTGTGTTGCTTTTCAATTAGCCAAACTATTAAATCTTTTTCAATTTGATTTTTACAATGATTGGTTAAACGGTTCGTTATATTATTTTTTGGTAAAATATAAAAAAAGAAGACGTAAAGAAAAATATTGTAATTATGATTGTTCTGGTAATGATTGTAATTCTTTAATATTAATAGATACGTGTTACTCAACTGAAAACGATAGTAAGTCTATTGGTCTTAGAGAAGGTTTGATTAAAAAATACAATAATGAATTATTTTATGCACCAATAAAAAAAGATGGGGTATATAAATTATATGCAACTGAAATTATAAATTTAGGTTCTGTTTTTAAATGCGATTGGCAAGGTGTTCCAAAAATACAAGAATTTTTAACACCAACAACGTATTTAAACCCACCAACTACTGATGTTCTTGTAGATAATTCAACAGAAACGGAAACTAGTGGTCAAGTAGAAATAGGTACTTTAACTGATGGGTTGTTTTTCAAAATTAATTGTGCTGGTTTAAAATCTACTAAAAAACAAACTTTAAATATTAGACACGCATGTGAATTTGGTGTTGATTTAGATGAAAGAGATGTTGAAGATAATGGAACCATAAGACCTGTAGACCATATACTAAGTTCTTTAGAAATAAACTCTGAATTTGGTAAATATGTAAGAGACGTTTTTTTTGGTTTAAATAACACAACAAATAACGTAATCGTTCAATTACCTTATTCAACTAATTTTAACGTTAATAATACAGGTAATTATAATTTTGCAACAACACCAGATAATGGTTCTGATTATGTTAATTTTAGGGGTTATTTAAATAACACATCTTTTTCACAACCTAAACATTCTTATTATTTTTATTTTGGTGTAGTCCCAGGTGCGACTGGTTTAGAAAAAATGAATAATAAATTCTTTACCAAGTGTTCCCAAGAATTAAGTCTTGAGTTTTTTATACGTATAGATGAAACAACAGCGATAAGTCAAAATGATTTTAACGACGGTACAGCAATATTCACTATTATTTCTGGTATCGGTCCTTTTGAGTTTATAGTTAGTGGACCTAATGGTTATAACATATCTGGTATATTAACTCAACCAGATGTCACACAAACATTAACTGGTTTAGGTGAAGGTGGTTATACAATAAATGTTACTGATTCTTCTGGTATTGTTATAACACAAACCTTTGAAGTATCTGGTCCAATACCGCTATATGCGTCAGCATTTGTAAGTGCTGTTAACACTAATTTATCGTCACCGTATAATGGGGAGATAACGTTATCAACAATAGGTGGTGGTAGTGGAACATATACAGCTACGTTATACAATTCTAGTGGTGAACAAATAGGAGGGTTGGTTGATATTACTCAATTACCATATGTTTTTAGTGGGTTACTACCAGATAATGGAAGTAATGTTAATAACCCTAATTTCAATGGTTATTATATTGAAATAAAAGACACTAGCACACCACAACAAGTATTTACTATATATAATTTAATAGTTAACGGTATTTCTGGTTTAAATGCGTCTGTTACAACATTACCACCAACTTGTTACGATTCTAGAAATGGTAAAATAACAATAAATGTAACTGGAGGTATACAACCTTACAATATAATGACATATGAAGGTACTGACCCTGATAATGTTATTTTTGTTGGTAATTCATCTGATTCGTTACCAATTGGTGAGTATAATATAAAGATAACTGATAGTTCATCAGAACAACAATCCTTGGATTTAGGTCCATATATTTTATCCCCAATGTATCCAGAAATGAGATTAATACCACCAGACCTTTTAGAATTGGCGAAACAGTGTGACCCAACACAATATAAAATAAATTTTAAAATACAAAATGGTGGTGAAAATTTTGAAGGTTTAACTTATACTGAGAAATATCCACAAGCGTACTACCAGATTAATTTTGATGATAACAGAGATGGTGATGATAACCTTATTTGGGGTCAAGTTTTTTCAGTTGCTTATATTCCTTTTATAGGTTCACCAAACTTTGGTCGATTTACCGTAACAATTCCTAGCACAACAATATTTGAATCTGTTGCTATTAGGTTATGTAATCCTCAAGGTACTTGTGGTAGTGATGTAGATGAAAACGAAACAATATTTGATGTTTTAGAAATGACATTACCACCAAGTGTGTTATCTATTAATGTTAATGGTATTGTTAATACAAAACAGTGTAATCTTAATAAAGTTTCGTTTAAATTTAATATTAGTCATTTAACACTATTTGCAACATATAGGGCACCTTACACGGTTAATTATCAAATCGCAAACCAAAGTGGTAATTATGGTAATACAATAACAACAACAGTTACACAAAATCAACAATTGATTACAGCAACAGTACCACAATTCTTTGGTAACCCAGCTACTAGCGCAAAAGTTAGAGTTAAAGTGTTTGATAATGTTGGTTGTGAATCTGATTGGTTTGAAATAGGTCCAATCCAGTTACCAACAAGTAGTCTAAATGTTAATTGGAATAGTGCATTTGTTAGTGGTACACCAAACGCACCAGATGCGATATATAATAAATCGTACACTATAACAGGTGGTATATCACCATATACCACACCATCTGGCCAACCATTATTACCATCAGCCAACGCAACATCAGCTAGTGCTAACGTTGCGTTTAACAATGGTTTAATCATTACAGTTGAAGATAGTGTTGGTTGTATAATAACTAAACCATCAGGTTAAAAATAAAATATGAGTATAGAAAGAACAAAACAAAGGTTAGGTAATCAAACCTCTAAAGAAACTGTAAACACAAATTCATACCTCAACATAAACCTTGAAGGTAAAGAGAGGTTATTACCTTCTAACCAAATAAATCATATTTTAGATGTTGCTGAACAATTTAATAAAGAGAGACAATCTTGTAGTTTTTATAAGATATTGGGTACAATAAACCCAACTATTAGTAATTGTTTATTCAATCTAAGTGATAATTCAACGACCAACAACGATTTTACGTATGCTGCGTTTAATAGTCTTAATTTTTTAAGTAGAACCTACCCACAAGATTTAGATTTAAACGATGAAGAGGATTTAACTTTTTCAAAAGCGATTGACTTTTATTTAAAAGAAAAAGATGGTTGGTTCGGGTATTATAACCCAATATTAACAGAGACTTCATTATGTAACTTTTTTGATATGGAACCTAAAAGACAACGTTTTTCTTTTTTACCAGACTATAACCCATATAAAAATATAAATAATTTAGAAAGTGTTAAGAATTGGGAATTAACGATAACCTACCCATCATCATCTAATTCTGACCATATTATGGTTAGGAATGGTTTATTAATTGTAGATGTTAAGACAATTACAATATCTGCTAGGCAAATGAAAGCATTTGGAGTCGTTTGTAGACATAATTTATCGGTTGGTGACATAGTTGAACTAAATGATATAAATGGGTTACCAGATGGACAATATAGCGTTTACAGTTTAGGTTTAGAAAATGGTGATTTAAAAAATTATTATTTCGTTATCGACACACAAAACGATTTAAATATAACAGCAAATAGTAGAATTAACAAAATAGTAGATAATCAAAGAGTTAATTATTATTTTAGGATTTTTTCAAAAATAAAAACTAGAACATCACCATTAATAGAATCAGATGATTACGAAACATATCAAGCTGGGTTTAGTGAAAATTTTTATAATGACCCAATATTACAGTTTGTTTTTAATGAGGAAATTGATGTATCAAATTTGAGAGATAATTTAGGTAGACCTTTATCTGAAATATACTTAACTGTTTTAAAAACTAGTAGTAACAATCTATTCACACAAGTTAAATCTGGTATTGAGGCACCATATATTAGTAATTTAAATAATAGTGATAGTTTACCTTATTTATTAGACATACCTGTTATACAAAAAATACATAACGGTGGTGATTTACCTTTTACTACACATACACCATTAGAAACTTTACAAATGTTAAGTGTTCCTAATACATTGTATGGTGATATTGTTGAGTATAATAACACTACTTTATTAGAAACTAATTTAGCTGATATCCAACATAGATTTAATACTTACAACAGACAACAAGTTAACACTATACAAGAATATATTTCTACAATAAACGATGTTGGTCAAACGGCTCAACAAAGGGTTTTAGATTTAGGTCCTAGACAAGAAGGTTATTTTTATAAACCACATCATTTGATAAAAATAAGAAATTTTTCAAATTATATTGAAGAGGCTGATTCTGTTTTAGACATAATTCCTTCATACGCCACTCTTAGAGACGATGGTAAATACGTCTGGAGGGATTTATTATCAATTGGTTTTAATGATGGGGAAACAGAAACTTTGGATTATCCGTTCTTAAATGGTTCCCATTATAGATATCAAAATTATTGTTTCAATGTAAAAAGACAAGACCCTTATGCACAATGGGGTTTGTTATACACTAAATTCCCATCAGATATTACTGGAGATAGAGTAACTGATAGGTTTACAGTAAAAAATTCAGAAGATGTTTGTTAATAAATATACATTAAATATAAACGGTTTTAATACTGGCACTACCGAACAATATATAACGGTACCGTTAGGTAATCAATATCAGATTGTTGATAACGATGAGTTAATAAATAGAGTATTTGTTACTACAGAGGTTGAAAACGCCGTTAATAAAATATTGGATTATGATAGGGTTAGATATATACCATTAACACCATCCAATAATATTGTTTCATCTATAACATATGATTTGAGTTTATTAAATGCTAATAATCAATATTCAACAAATTACGGTGGTGTTGGTTATCAATATGACGATGTTAAATTTAGAAAAAACTCATTTACAAAAAGTTTTTTAAGATTATCTTTTTATGATAGTGATGACCCAATGGTTCAAAATTTGGTTGGTTTTACCACACTGTTTAGCAAATTAAGAACAATAGATTTAGAATCTGGTTCAAACGGTATGATAGCTGGTATCCCAAAACCAATAAATGACATACCAATTAATTTCACGGTTAATAACCCTATTATAAATAAAAGAGGGTTTGCTGAAGGTTTTCATATTTATTATTATCGAGATATTTTAAATATTGGTGAAAGTAAGTATTTATATATGAAGGCTAATTTTAATAACGCTAAAACAGGTAAATCTATAAACTTGATGGTTAAAGGTTCACCACAAAGTGTTGAAAATTTGGTCCACGAATTATACACAAGGATAATAATAACTAGAACAACAACTGGTTATTATTACCAGTTTGATGAATCATATCAAGGTAATGATATTGTTTCACCAAACACATCTAACAATATTACGTTGGTTGGAACTAACGTAAACATTAAATTATATGAAGTAGTAGCGTTATAATGGAGGTTATAAAAAGGAAAATATTATTAGAAGATTTTATCGATAAAAGTGATAACGCTAAAACTTGGGGTACTATCACAGCTTCAACCTTTTATTTTAATATTCAGTTAAACCAAACAATAAATGATATGGGTTTATTTACTGATATTAATTTTATACCAAAAGTTGATGGGTTACCAAATGTGGTTAATTATGATATTTTAATTGACAAATTAGAGTTAGAGGGATTATCGTTTCCTTTTATGAACGGTCAAACACCTATTAATTTTAACACCAATGCAAATGAAGATTTAATATTACGATTACCGAATAAACTATTATCACAATACTATATCTATGGTAATAATCCATTAACTGGCTCTACGGATTCAAAAATTGATGATGTACGTTCATACAATAGAAACACACCATACATAGCTGGTTTTAATATAAACGAAGAAACATATATAAATTATCAAGGTTTAGAAATACATGGTGTAAATCGAGTGACAAACATAGACGAACCTAAGGTTTATGTGTTTGACTCAATTGATGATTTAAACATAGGTCAACCAACCCAAACTATTGGTTTACAATATAAAGATTATTCAGCTGCAACAATAAACGCTAATTTATTTTCAGAAAATGTAGATTTACCTTTAACAACATTTAAATTTATAACAGAAGGTTGGAACGAAACAAACACGTCATTATCAGCTGCAATAAAAGAAGAATTTTTATTAGGTATAATTTCTCGTCCAGAAGTTGAAAACGATGTATTTATTGATAGAGGTGTAACACCCGTTTTAGATTACCATTTAAGATTATCGGAAATAACAAATCTAGGTCAATTAGAACAATATGGAAATGGTTATTATCGAATAGATAGAATATGATAGATAAATCAAACAAAAGAGCAAAATGCTCAATAACATTACAAGAATTAATAAATCAATAAAATGGCAAGCGGCACATATGGAATTGTAAGACCAGCAGATGTTTTACCAGAAGACGTACAAATATTCTATAGCTATTCAGCTACTAGAGAATCACAAGGTACACCTCTACAAGAACTAAACTCACAAGAAGTTTTAATACCAATAAATAATCCAAATTCATCTTCAAGTGGTTTTGAAATATTTGGTGGTATGTATACTCTTAAACTACCAGTAAATACTTTTGGTGCCAAGGGTTATTATACAATAATGATTAAACCAGTTGAAATTAGAACAAATATTGTGGATGTTGGTGTTTTATCAGCATATCCAGATATTAAAGGTCTAGTTTTTGATTTATCAACAATAGACGCTAGATTTTTACCTAAATTTGAAAATAATGGTTTAGTTGGTTATAGAATAGAATATTTAAATACGACGTTAGACCCAAATAACTTAAAAGTTAATAACTTTTTTAGGGTTATTACGTCTAATAATAGAACAGAACCTGTTAATCAAAATTTATCTGACACTAATCAAAAAGCTATAAGATATCGTTTTAATGATAATTCATCATTAACTTTTTGTACGGTATCACCAGCTTCAGCGTCAAATGTAAAACCAAATGCTTTACCGTTTATAGGTCAACCTAATCAAAATGTGATTATAACAAATACTTTTTTTAACCCTGTTATGATTGAAGTCGAAATGGTTGAACACGACATTGAAACACTTGCTTTCGCTCTATTTGGTAATCAAAGTAAATCTCTTGAAGATGGTATTTATACTATATACAACTTCAGTAATCAAATTTACAAACAATATAATTTATATGAAGTTAAAGACCAATTTACAGGTAAACCATTGTTTGAAGTTAGAGAACAAAGAAATAATATTGATTTTTCTAAAAATTTTAATAATATAACACAAGTATAAAACAAAAATGGCTAACGATAGAATAAAAGTCCCTGGGTATGTAAAAAAAACAGTATTTAACGGTGACATTGAATATAGAAACTATAATCCAGATTTAGTTGGTTTACAATTAACTAGTAGTGGTGCTCCATTGTTTACAATGGGTAATTTCAATATCACGACAAATTTAGACCCGAAAACGGATAAATTTTTTATCACCAAACAATTCTCTGAATTTGTAACACTTGAAGGGTTAGATTTAACCGTAAGCCAAACCGAAACGTTATTAAACAATAACGCATTTGTTTTTTTAAACATAGATAAATCTAAATTATCTTATTATGCTAAGTTTGGTTCGTTAACGGAATTTATTCGCGTAGCTTTAGAAAATATAATTATAAATTGGCCAGCATCAATTTATATGAAACCCATCAAGACGTTAAGTAGTGGTGAACAATTAGTTGGTAACACTTATGAAAATTATACTTATAATGAAATAACAAATACTTCATCATTTAGAATACCAACAAATTTTATAAATAACCCATATAATATAAATTATTTGTTAAATGGTGATATAAGCGGTACTTTCAATGAGACAAATACTTTACGTAATATGGTTACCGCTTTTAAATCATATACCATATTAACAGATAATTTAGAATATAATGTTGTTGGTTTTACGGGTTCAACTAGTGTAAATAATAATTATATTTACTTAGAAGTTAACGGTAATCCATTTACCACATTAAATAGTACGATACCTTATCATGTTAAACCAAAATCTATATTATGTGATAATTTTTTTAATGGTTTAGATGAATTTGAATACTACCTATTAAATAGACAATCTTACCCAATATATACAGCGACATTTAAGTATCCGCTTAGAACTGATTTTGGTGTATTATTATACACTGAAAAATCGGTAACTTGGCCAACAACTGACAATTATAATTTAGATTATGACACGTTAGCCTACAATGATTATGCAACAGATTTATTTAATTTAGCTAATAACAGTGATTTGATAAATAGTAACATAATGACTAGGTTTTTAGTTAGTGAATCTATTACAGGTTTTGATACATTACCATACTATCTATCTGATGAAGACCAAGATACTTCTGGAGGTAAAGTGAATAAATTGTTAAATATATATGGTGTTTCTTATGATGATGTAAACAGATATATAGAAGGTTTAGCGTTTGCAAATACCGTTAGTTACGATAAATTAGATAACACACCAGATGTTTATCTAAAAAATATAGCTAGAGTAATGGGTTGGGAATTAATTGATTCTGTTGTTAGTAACGATTTGTTAACGGACTATGTTCAATCAAGTCAATCAACATATAGTGGTCAATCAAAGGGTTTAACACCTATTGAAGCTGATACCGAACTTTGGAGAAGAATAATATTAAACACACCATGGATTTGGAAATCTAAAGGTACTAGAAAATCAGTTGAGTTTTTACTTAGATTTATAGGTACACCTAATGGTTTAATAACATTTAATGAATATGTTTATAAAGTTGATAAACCTATAGATGTTGAATTGTTCACAACACTTTTAGAATTGAATGGTTTAGATACCGACTTATCAATATACCCAATTGATAATGACGGTTACCCTAGATTTTTTGAAAATACTGAGGATATGTATTTTCAAGGTAACGGTTTGTGGTATAGAGAAACTAGCGGTGTAAACTCAATATTGGATATTACAACTGGCAACAATCCTCATGTTGGACCTTATGATAGAGGTGTTAAATATTTCAACCAATTAAGAACACTTATCCCTGATTTTACACCAGTTACGATAACATCTGAAACAACGACAACAGTATCTCAAGATTTGTTCACTAATTATAACACAGGTGAAATTACAGATTATCAAGGTGAAACATATGTTGATATAACTTACGCAAATGGTTTAGAATTACCTGATTGTATAATAACATCGGTTGAGATTATCGAAGACCCAAAACCACAACCAATAACAACTGACTGTGGTTGCCCTTATGACCAAAATGACGATTCTTTGAGTATTTGTATAGAAAAAATACCAGAAATAACTCAAGAAGAAAAATGTTTTGTAAGTTTTGACACAAAAGATGATATTTTATATGTTTTTGTACAAAACTATGAGGATAATCAAGGTAACGATACCCAAGCAACATATGAAACTTATTTCATGGATAGAGATTGTTGTGCAACGCCCCCAGTAGAAGGTTTATCTATGTATAACGACATATATGACACTAACGCCAATATAATTGAATCTGGATATGTTTGTTGTAAAAGACTTACCAAATGTGCTTGTAAAGTATCAAAAGATTGGTATATAAATCAAACACCAACAATTATTAATGACTCACCTTTTATAACTTTTGTAACACTTAATGGTTTCGGTACAGAAGTTGTTGTTGGTGCTGACGCTAGTCTTTGTCCACCAGCTCTATGGTCGGTACCTGTGACTGGTATTGAAGACCCATATTCTGGTATTGTTGGTGTTGGTTGTAAATTAACACAATATGGTTTAGCTAACATTGGTATTTTATATAATAGTTATATAGATAGGGTTGAAAAAGGCACTTCTTGTGATTATGTTTTTCCTTCTGAGGTTATTGACCCAATTGACCCAATTGACCCAATTGACCCAGTAATATGTCAACCACCAAATAGGGTTAATAATGTTAGAAATATTGATAATAGTGTAACGTTTAATTGGATTTTAGCGAATACGCCATGCGACAATGGTACAGTACGTGTTCAATTTTCGTTAGATAATATTAATTTTAGTGATTTACCTTTAGCAAACCAACCAACTAGCGTTAATAGTTTATCAGTAACAACACTACCTGATTTACCATTTAATTCTTTAGTTTATTTTAGGTTAATATTAGAATATTCTATAAGCAATGATTGTACATCACCATTTACTAATTGTAGTGTTACATCTATTTTAAACCCAATAGATTTCACCAATGTTGATACTCCAGTAGAACCAACTATTTCTCACGAATATCAAAGAACGTTAAACGGTGTTAACCCTTCAAGTACGTATGAAGGTTGTGTTTTAGATTTACTTCAACCTTGTTTTTTACTAAGTCAAAACGAAAATTCATTAATAGTTACATCTGGTGATAAAATTATTAATTCTAATGGTAGTACTTTCACTGGCGGGCTTAAAGTTTATAGAATACAAGCTAGCATAGCAACACCAAACGACCCATCTTACGTAGTCATAATTGATAATGAAGGTCAGCTTCAAATTTTAGAAACTTGTTTTTAACATTTAAAACTAATACTAATTAAATTAAATATATTTATAATAAAATAAAAAAATGCCAATAACACAACTCCAATATAATAACGTTTTAGCTCAGTGTGATAAAATATGGGACGGTATATTTGACTTTAACAATGGGACTATAACATATGTTCCAGATGGTACTATTTTTGCTGAAGTGTTTGGTTCTAATTACATTATAAACGAAACTTGTTGTAATATATTAAAACAAAGATTATTAAATCAAAACCCACCACAATACCCAGCAAATATTGACCCTAATAATGTTTATTTTGATTTAGATGAACAAAAATGTAGATGGAGTCAAACCAAAGAATCTTCTTGTCTTACTAATGATAACCCAATTAAAATTGTGTTGAACCCAGTTGGTAATGATGGTGCTTTTTTTACATTGACGGAAAATGATACGTGTAGATTAGAAATTAAATTTGATTATTTATTTAAGATAAAATGTAAAACAATTTTAGATACTTTTAGAATGTCTGAAGCTGTTAGTTTAAATAGAAATACAACCGATTTAAGAGACGATAAATTTAAAAAAGAAAGTGAGTTATTAGAAGTTAATAATCAATTGGAAAACCTATCTAAACAAGTTGTTAATACACCTTATTCAATAGTTTGTAACGAATTTCCTATTAACGATGAAGGGTTAAATAAAACATCTTTAAACGATGTTACACCAACACAAAAATTACCTTTTTCAAACACAGGATTTAATTCTTTAACCAATACAGAATTAAGTGTTTCAAACACGAAAATACAACCAATTTATCAAACAACTTTTGTTAATTTTTGTTTAACGGATGCTGGTTTGAAAAGTTGGCTTAATGTTTTAGGTGAAAATAATTACATTGAATTTATAAATGGTAATCCAGATAGTTACACATGTTTAAACGTAATTGAAATTGATAAGTTAAACAAAGATGCTATTATTAATAATCAAGAAAAATTAATTTATGAATGTACAACACCTTTTGGTGAAAAAACCAACTTAATAAATAAAATTTCAGATTTAATATCTACACAAAAAAAATTAAATGATGAAATAAATAGTTTAGAATTAAAAATAAATTCAGTGGTTAACCAAGTTAACCCATGTTCTACAGCGTTAGGTCAATTTGAAAATATCAATACGACAGTAACTTTAGACATGGTTAATGAAGACAATGTGTTAATACCAAATGTATTTTCTCAAAATTTTTTCAGTGTTAATGAAAGTTTATACGAATATTTAGTTTCAACACAAAATAATAGTGGTTTTTTTGTTTGTGGGGAACCAACAAACGATGAAACATGGGCTTCTGGTTGTACAGGTTTAGTTTATCCAGAATTTACGTTCGGCGATATAGTTGAAGCAACAGAAGAACTAAATGTGTCTATTTGTAACACAATTAAAGATACGTTATATCAAGAGTTATTTGTATCTTCTGGTCAAGAAACTCAAGAAGAGTTTAATCAATCTTTATCGTCAAATGTTTTTAATTCAAATTGGTTGACATACACAACAACGATTGATTTAACTTCTGGTTTTACAAACAACCAACTTAAATTAAATATTGTGATAAACAATTCTTGTGAAAATTTTTGTTTGTTAATTGACCAAATTAGTATGACTAAAGTTTGTGATGATAGTAATAGAACAAGTATTTTTATTAGCCAATCACCAGGTTTTGAAATAACTAAAGTAGTCGATAATAAAAAATCTTGGTTACAAGCAGATGATTACACCGAAAGAGATTTTTATATTGGTAAATATGATGATTCAAATAAAATACGTCAAACCGAATATGAGTTAGATGAAGAAAGACTTCTACTTAATAGTAAAGAAATTGATTTAACCATGAATATGGCTTCGGCTGTTGAGAATGATGTTTGGTGTTATTTGTTAGGTAACCCTAATTTATTAACTGGCGCAACAAACCCATCACCATGCACACCAACTTGTGGTGATATCAATATCGATATTTCTGGTTTAACTAGCGCAAATATTAACGAAGCAAACACTTTAGAATCTTTTGAAACAATTTTATTATCAGAATTAATCGATGTTAAAAATAGAAAAGTATTATCTGGATACCCAACACTTAAAGCATTGTATGACAGATATATGAACACTTTACCTTATGGTAGTCCAACTAGTAATCAATTTACGTATGAAAAAATGGATGATTTTACTGGACTTATTAAGAGTTATTGGGATGACCTTATTGAACAAGTTGTTCCAGCAACAACATTATGGGGAAGTGTTAAGGTTTATACCAACACCTTATTCGACCAACAAAAATTTAAATACAAAAATTACACATCTTTGTTTGGTAAAAATTCATTTGAAAATATTACGGTTTCAAACCCTATAAATGGTGTTTCAGGTCAATGTCAAACAGTGGAAGTTATAGTTACACCTATTAGCGCTTTAGTTGAGACCAACAATGTATTAAATAGTGGAAAATATACAAATATTTGTATTTCTCAAATGAATAGCGGGTCTGAATTTATTGGTACTGTAAGTGTATTTAATGAAGATGATTTATTTTATAATCTTTAAAATTAAACAAATTAGATATTTATTAGTATGATAAAATTAATAAAAAATATAAAGGGTGAATTCATAAGTGAAGTTAAAGGTCCTTTAACTTTAAATAAACCTATAGAAGCTTCTTTGAAAATGGATGATTATATAAGTATTTATGGTTTCACAGCTTATTTACAGGATTTTTCAAGAGTCCCTATAACTAGAAGTGTACCAAAACCAAATTTATTTGGATATACACCACCAATAGGTATAACACAAAAAAACATAGAGATTAATTATTAATAATGAGATATCAAGAAAGAATATATCCACAAACAAATGTCAGCGCACTTAGAAACAAAGATATTAATATTTTTAATACTAGTTCAGATATATGTGTTTTTAACGCACCAAATTACTTTATTAGTGGTGCAACAAAATTAGATTGTACAGTGTTAAGTGCAACCTCTGTAAGTGGTTATTCTCATATAATTTCTGGTGATTCTCAACCAATTAGTTTAAACTTTGTCTTTACATCAAATACAAATACTTTTACAGCCAATACAGCGATATTCAATTATAAATTATATCAATATCAAGAAAATAATAACTCGTTTACAGCGATACCAAGCTATATTTCTGAAAACATAACATATAGTTCATTAACCAATAGTGCTACAACTCAACTAATCCCAACAAGTGGTTTAACACTTGATAATGAGTATATAATAAAAGGTTATTTTAAGTTTTCAGCTTGCACTGAATATATGAACAAATTAGGGTTTATTGTTGATACATCTAGATATGTTGGTGGTTCCGAATATGGTGTTTATAATAACAATTTTGATTATTATATGTCAGTAGTACAAGCTGCTGCAACACCAGAGTTTAATTTTAATGCTAGTAACAATACCGCCAGTGGTTCATTACAACAAGTATATTTACCAATAAATTATTATACCATATATCCAGATATAAATCAGTTAGAAATAATTGAAACGGATGAAAACTTAAATCAAGATTTTTTTGAACGAAATGATATGATGATAGGTATACCTGTTACTATTGATACACCATTTTTATTAACAGTTAATGGTTTGGTTTTAGCTAAAGATGTTGATTACACTTACTCTGGTGACAGTATAGTTTATTTAAACGCACCATTGGTACCAGATGATATTGTAACATTAATTTATACATCATCATCACCAAACACACTTCAAAACGATATATTCGAGGTTTTATCGATTATACCTAGTGGAGCAACAGATGAGCAAGGTATTTACTCTGTTTATTATAATACAACAACAAGTAAATATGAGTTATTTACATCAGCAAAACCAGTAGATTTTAGCAAAGTTTTGGTTATGATAAACGGAGCGGTTTTAGCAAATGGTATTGATTTTTACCAATCAACGTCAAATCCTAGAAGGATAATATTAAATGGTGATTTAATGTTAAATGATATTATAACAATATCTTACTATCCAGATGGTGTTGTTGGTAATATTATTACTGAATCACCAACAGCCTCATGGGTTATAACACCACCGCCAACAAAAATAAATGGTTATTTTACATTTGAATTAGCGTCAGATATTTATTTCGATAACATTGTTTATTCGGCAACAACTGATTATTTTATTGGTGCGCCGTTTTACAGTATTGATTTTCCAGTTTCTGGTTACACATATGGTGATAGATTGTTTTACAGAGTTAAAAACGATAAAAATTATCGAACTATTTGTGGTGATATAATCAATAGTTACACATATAGCGAAACAATACCAATAACAATTGCAACTAATACTATAAATTCGTATTAATATTCTTTACAATTGCATATTTATAATTAAAATAAAGACAAAGATAAAACAAAATTATGAGTTATATAATAAAAAGCACATCACCGTTCGTTTCGATTAAATTAACAGAAATGGGTAGACAGAATCTAGCGTCTGGTAAATTAAACTTTTCTTATTGGGCTGTAGGTGATTCTGAGATAAATTATGTTAGAGAAGCGTTGGTTGACACCAACCCTACTGATGTTTCGTTATCAGCATCTAGTGTTGTGATGAGACCACTAGATAGACAACCTAACCTTAAATATTTCGTTAAACCAAGCAACACAACAAATCCATTAAACGAAATAAACGCTAGTGTTTTGAATGTAATTAAAGCTGAAGTTAACAATGAAGCCACCGAAAGAGGATTTTTCTCTTATTCTGGTGGGGTTTATACAACATTAACAGGTGATACTTACACACCATTTACAACAACCATAAGCAATGTTGTGTTAACTGGTGGAACAACATTACAATTAACTGGTACCACAGTAAACGTTGGTGATTTGATACTTTTAAAATTAAGTAACACAACTGCTGGTAATATTTTAGTAAACTCTAACACAGTTCCATTACCTAACCTATGGTTTAAAGTACAATCAACTGGTGTTGACTCTGTTACACTAGACAGAAATTTACCTAATTTTTCATCACAAACAATTACAAGTCAAGTGATAGTTTATAGAGGTGGTGAGGTTTATAATACAATAGGAACTGGTAACACCACAGCGTATTGGGATACTGGTACCTTATCTTTTGATTCGGCCAACAACATAACATGTTCTGATGTTCCAGTTTGGAATATGAATAACGTTTGGTGTGAAAACATTGCAGGTATCACAGGGTTAACCTCAACAAATTTGTATGAGGATTATACTAAATTTGGTTCATATAGTTTTTTAGGTCAAAAACAACCATATTTTAATATTGATTGTGATTCAGACCCAACAGTTGGTCCATCTACATGTGATGGTGTTGGTTTAAGTTATTTAGATGACGTTGTAAAATCGATTTCAATTTTACATTATACAAATAACGCTATTTCTAACCTATACGGTGAGTATTTTTATAGTAATTTTGCTTCAGGTAAATATTTAAAAGTTTCTATCCCAGATTTAATGTATCACAGAATAAGTGGTTCGACTGCTAGTGGTACAACAATGGGTATGTCATTTGTTGGTTCGGGTGCTACAAAAAATTTAGAGAATTCTGATATACAATATATTGATTTAATTGAAGACCCTACGATGATTAACCCGTCACAAACTCCAAATGTTGTAGGTAAAGTATTCCCACAATTAAAAACTGTTGTGTTTACTGATGATGAAATCATTGCTTCTATGTCATATAAATCTAATAGAAATTGGACTTTACCAGAATTATCAGCTGTGTTACAATCACCTTCTGGTGGTACGTCAACAGGTGTTTTAGGTGTTAACGAAACAATGTATTTAACATACACTTTGGAAAATAATTATGTAAGTGGGTTAACAACACCATTATCATGTCAAAAATATGTTAAAATAACCAACAACACGTCATCACCTAAAGATGTTGCGTTTAGAATAAATGGTACCGACCTATTAACATATATGCGTAAATTAGAAGACCCTAACTATGATGGTTATGGTTTCTATGCTGATACTTTTAAATTATTATATCAAATAGTAGCTGAAACAACAACAAGACCAGCATCTGGTAGTTGGAAACAATATGATTTTACATCAACCGCAATAACAACAAATGCTAGCGAAACCATAGACCCTAAATTATTTGAAAATCAAATTCCAAGTATAACTGGTTTTGTCTTGGATAAATTAAAAGACAACTCTGCTACAATTTATAGTGCAATAGAATCTTTAAATTTACCAGCAAACACTACACCAACTTATTTACAATTTGGTGATGAAAGGTTTTTCTATGGTAATTTAACAACATATATTGGTGCAACAATATACAAAACATTATTCAATATTTCAGTAAACGCTGGTCAATTCAACTCTACAACAAATCCAACTAGAAGTACGAACCCAGCAACAAATCCACCAACAATAAAAATTACTGAGGTAGGTATTTATGATTCTTCTAACAATTTAGTTTGTATAGGAAAATTATCAAATCCAATACCGTTATCTGGTGGTAACACTATAATGATAGAATTATCACTTGATTTTTAATAAATAAAAAATGGGATATAACAACACAGCAACAACAATTACACTAAACGCTAGGTTAACACCTATAGGTAGACAGAGAATAATTTCGACTAATAATGGTTTAATAAGAACCTTTAGTCTTGGTGATTCAGATGCTAATTATTTTACTAACTTATCATTATCTACAGGTGAAGTACCTAGTATTTCTGGTGATATAGGTGTTGGTAATACAACTAGTAATAGTACAGCTAGAACAATTGGTATTAAAAACCCACTTATAGTAAATTCAAGTGGTGTATTAACAAAAGCAGTCGGTAGTCAATCAACTAGTATTTTATCTGAAACGGAATCAATTGGTTATACAACTGTAAGCGGTAATAATTTAACATATTCAGTTATAAATAGAACTGATTATACAACAGATTCAAAAACAAATTTGTATTATTCTTTTGGTCTACCAATAACAAATGCTAATTTTACAACATTTACGTCAACAACTTCAAATAATAATGGTTATGCAAATACTGCTTTTAGCGGTTTCGCTGTAAATAATGTTATAGCCATAGCGATTGATAATTCAACTTACGGTGAATTAATCGACGGTAAGACATTAAAAATCGATTTACCAACTAGTGCAGGAACTTATTCTATTTATTCAACTTATCAATATAGTTCACAACCTTCAAATATATTAGATAGCGCAGTTAACGATAATAACAACTCTAGAAGTAACATATTTGGGTCAAATGTCTCAATGTTAGTTTGTGATGCTATTATGACACCAAATGGTGGTGACCCATCATTGAGTTGGGCGACTGGTTATAACTTAGATAGACCGTTTAGTTTTGCTGGTAAAAAAACATATAATTATCAAACCAATTCAAATTTAGGTTTAACTGCTGATACATTAGTAGGTATAGCATATTTGGATAAAGGGTTTATTGTAATCACAGACCCTACAATTGTAAACAACTATACAGCTTCTGCTACAACAGCAACAACTGTTAGTTTTAATAGTCAATCAATCGGTGTTTATCAGATAGTTAATTGTATTGCAGATAGAGGTGAATTTGGTTCAAGTACCAACTCTACTTTTGAGTTTAATAATACACCAAGAATAAGCGAAGTTGGTTTATATGATGATGTTGGTAACCTTATAGCTTATGGTAAATCCGATAGACAAATACCTAAAAATATAAATGAGTTTTTAGCTCTTTCAATAAAAATTAGTGTTTAATACTTTATTTTTAAAAATAGAACATTAAATTACAATTAAAAAAGTAATATGAATAAAGAATCAGAGTACCTTCTTGCACTAGACGTATCAACTTCAACCATTGGTATAGCCCTTTTTGAAGATAATGGTAAAAAAGGTAAACTAAAACTATTACACCACGTTAGCCCTAAAGTTAAACCTAAACCTACCGACAAAATGGAAGAACTTTTTAAAAAAGTTGAAATTTTTGAAAGTGAGTTTTTGTCAAATTATGCTGATTTCGGGATAACAAAAGTTGTTATAGAAGAACCGTTACTACAATCAAACAACGTATACACAATTGCTACATTGTTACGTTTCAACGGTATGATTTCTAAATCTGTTTATGACACTATTGGTGTTGTACCAGAATTTATTTCTTCTTATGATGCTCGTAAATATGCGTTTCCAGAACTTATGGCTATTAGAACAACCAAAAAAGATGGTACCGCTTTAACAGAAAAACAAATTGCTAAAAATACACCCGTATTGTTTGGTGGTTATCCGTTTGATATTGATAAAAAAATGGTTATTTTTGAAAAAGTTTCTGAATTAGAACCACAAATCACTTGGTTATTTGATAAAAATAACAAATACAAAAAAGAAAATTATGATATGTCCGATAGTTACGTTTGCGGACTTGCATGGTTTAATAAACGTAGTTTAGAAAACAAAAAAGAAGAGTAGTTGTAATTTACCTTTTTATTTAGTATATTTGCTAAATGAGTTTTTTAACTAGCATTTTTGAAAGTTTTCTTGGTGATATAAGAAAACACAATGAAGAAACTGGACAAGCAGCTTTTGATTGTCCAGCATGTTCTGCTGAAAAAGATTTGTTTCATGGTGATGGTAAAGGTAATTTAGAAATTAATTATCATAAGGGTGTTTATAAATGTTGGGTTTGTTACGAAACAAATCGAACGTATGGACATTTAGATAACTTGGTTAAAAAATACGCAAATAAAACTCAAATTAGAGAATATGATTTACATAAACCAGAATTCACTAATAACTTAGTTCGAAATCACGAGAAAATAGTTATTAACTTACCAGAAGGTTATAAAAAATTATCAGAATGTACAACCAAGGACTACAAGTCAGACTTAGCTAAAAAATACTTATATAATAGAGGTATTACTGATAAAATAATTGAAGATTTTAATATAGGTTATACAATAGTAGGTGACCATAAAAATAGGATTATCATCCCATCTTATGATTCGGATGGTAATCTTAATTACTTTATAGCAAGATGGTTTTTAAATAAAAAAACCAAAATAAAATACCTAAACCCACATGTTGAAAAATCAGAAATTATTTTCAATGAAAATAAAGTTAATTGGGATGCAACAATTTATTTGGTTGAAGGTGCGACTGACCATATTGTTGTACCAAATTCTATACCGTTACTAGGTAAATTCATCTCAGATAAATTAAAAGCTGTTTTACATGAAAACGCCAAAGCATTTATTGTCGTTTTGTTAGATAGTGACGCTTATGAAGACGCTGAGAGGCTATATTGGGAATTAAATTGTGGTGATTTAAGAGGTAGGGTTAAAATATGTGTCCCACCAGATGGTCACGACCCTTCAAGCATATATCAATATCTAGGTCCCAAAGGTATCATTAAATTATTATTAAATTCTCATCGATTAAAACATTAAAAAAAAAATTGTTTTATTAAGGTAATAATAGTATTTTTGTAAAAACATTAAATATGAGTAAAGCAAAAATTTTTAATTCTGTTCTCTATTTAGAACCGATACAACACAAATATCACCATAGAGAAACTGGTAAAACTTACAAATCGGTAACAACCACACTAACATCTATAGAACCACACTTTGATTCAGAAGCGGTGTCTGCTGCTATTGTAAACCAATTAGATACCGTAAAACAAGAACGTTATATTGGTTTAACACAACAACAAATACTTGATTATTGGCAAATGTTAAATGATGAGGCTAATATTTATGGAAGCAAAGTCCATGATATTGTTGAACGTTACCTATTGGCCAACAAATGGTATTTTCCACCTGACGATGAAGAAGGTAAATTTGAACAAGCTGTTATTGATGGTTGGAATGCTCTTAAAATAGATGAAGGTATTGCTATGTGGCCAGAAAGAATTATGTTTTCTGAACAATACGAACTAGCTGGTATGTCAGATTTAATTATTGATATAGATGATGTTTATTTTGATGTTTGGGATTGGAAAGGTTTACCAATTGATACGCCAATTTTTACTAATAATGGTTGGAAAACTATGGGTACGATATCTAAATCTGATAAGGTTTATGACATGGATGGTAAGTTATGTAAAATATTACACACCTCAGAAGTTAAGAATAAACTATGTTATGAAATTAAATTCGATAACAATGAAACAATCATTTCAGATTTTGAACATAGATGGTTGGTTTCTTTTTATAGGGATAAAGTTTTTAAAGATAAGGTGATGACAACCGAAGAGTTATATCATTACATGAAAGAAATGGACAATAGCGGTAAAAGGTGGTCACATAAAATACCTAAAATTAAAATAGCTAAACCATTGGAGAATGAAATTATAGACCTACCAATTGACCCATATCTTTTTGGTGTTTGGTTAGGTGACGGTCATTCAACAGATGGTAAAATAACTAACATGAATGAAGAAATATGGGATGAGATAAGAAGTAGAGGTTATGAAGTTGGGGAAGATGTTAGCCAAGGTGGTAGTGGTAAAGCAAGTACTAGAACAATTTTTGGTTTACAAACTAAATTATGTGAAATAGGTGTTTTAAATAATAAACATTTACCAGAAATATTTTTACAAAGCTCTTATGAACAAAGATTACTCGTTCTACGTGGTTTTATGGATAGTGATGGTCATTATAATAAAACTCGTAAAAGATTTGTGATGTCTACTACTAAAGAATGGCAATCTAAAGCTTTTACTCAATTAATTAGTAGTTTAGGGGTAAAACCAACTGTAATACGTTACAAGAAAAAAGCCAATGGTAAAATAGTTGACGTTATCGATATTTTATTTAGTACTAAATCATTTAATCCATTTTTGTGTCGAAATAAAACAGGTATTGAACACACAACAAAAGATAATAGTAGTTTTAAAAATATAGTATCGGTTAGTTTAGTTGAATCAGTACCAACTAGATGTATTGAGGTTGAAAGCGAAACTAAAACATTTTTGTATGGTGACTCGTTTTCAGTAACCCATAACACTAACCGTGAATTTAATTTCTTCAACCCATATGGAAATGAAACTTTATATAAACCATTTGACCATTTACAAGCGTGTCAATGGTCGATATACACACTACAATTAAGTGTATATGCTTACATGTACGAATTAGAATTTCCACACAGAAAATGTAGACAAATATGTATTGGGTATTGGGATAAAGAAAAACTAAGTTTTCAAAAAATACAAATAATGTATCTGAAACATGAAGCCCGTAAACTAATAGAAATGCATCATTATAACATAATGAAAAACTCATAATGTACTAAAAATATTTTTAGATATTGAACCTATTGGTTAGTGTTCATTTAAATAAACACAATAAAACTTGCAAAAAATAAATATATTTCGTATTTTTGTAAAAAAAATATTATGGCAATAAGAAAGTGCGTACATCTTGGTGATATCCACATTAGAACTTATCGAATGCACGATGAATACTTGGATGTTTTTAAAAAACTAATGGTTGATTTAACCGATTTATTGGTTGATTACAAAAGAGAAGAAATCAGAATAGTAATTGCTGGTGACTTGGTTCATCAAAAGATTGTTATCTCTAACGAACAATTAATGCTTGGTACTTGGTTTATTAGAAAACTTGAAGAAATAGCCCCAGTTATTATTATAGCTGGAAACCATGATTTGCTTGAAAACAACAAAGACCGTATGGATTCCATATCACCAATGGTTCAATTTTTGTTTGATAAAAATGTAAACTACTTTAAAGAATCCAAATGTTATCTAGATGAAAATATTGTATGGTGTGTTTATTCAATATTTGAAGGCAACAAAAGACCAGACATTGAAGGGGCGAGAGTGCAATTTGGTGACGATAAAACATACATAGGTTTATTTCACGCACCAGTACTAAACGCTAAAACTGATATAGGTTATGAAATTGACCACGGTGTGGGTTTTGAAGAATTTGAGGGTTGTGATATGGTTATGCTAGGTGATATACACAAAAGACAGTCGTTTAACCACAAAGGTATGCCAGTAAGTTATGTTGGTAGTTTAATTCAACAAAATTTTGGGGAAAATGTGTCTAAACATGGGTTCTTGTTATGGGATGTTGAAACCAAAACATTCACTGAACACGATGTTGAGAACAAATCACCGTTCTACCAATTTAAAATAAAGTCCCTTGAAGACCTCGAGAATGGGACAGAGGTAATAACTAATTTATAATGATATTAAACGAATTAAAAAACTTTGTAAATAGACTACCAGAAGAAATGGGTGAGTGGTCTGTAGTAAATGGGGAAGTTGGTTATTTAGACCCATCTGATGATAACTCTATGGTGTATAGAGTGGATAAACCGATAATTGCTTTGTTTGTGGATAAAACTTCACAAGAGATATGTTTATTTCACCAAACGCAAAATGATGTTACGAGTATGTTAGATGGAGGTGAGTAAAGAATTAAACGATGAAATCTGGAACTACTGTAGAGCTAATAATATAACCAATATTGACGAGTTTACTATAAAGTGTCTTAAACAAGGTTTTACAATTGAAAAGTATGGTGCAACACCAACCACTAGAGAAAAGATAGTTGAAAAAGAAGTTGAAAAAATTGTAGAAGTTCCAGTTGAAACTATTGTTGAAAAGATTGTGGAAGTTCCAGTTGAAAAGAAAGTTTATATCACTGATGATAAAGAGATGGAAAAACTAACCAAAGAAATTGATAGGTTAAATGGTATAGTTAAAATAACAGCTGAAAACAAAGATAAAGCTATATCTGAATTAGCGGTTCTCGAATTGGAAAATAATAAATTAAAAATAGAATTAGAACAAGAAAAAAAGAAAAAGAAAACTGATTTGTATGGCGAATAACACACAACACATAACGGACGATTTGAGATTATTGTCACCAAATGCTAAGGTTAAAATATATTGGGACGATTCACCCCATAACTATAGCAAAGATGCAAAGACTAAAATTAAAAATTATTTTGCTTCTAAATACGGTTTCAATAAAAATAATATAAATATTGTTTATCGCCCTGTTAAAAGAACGGCCAATGGTGATATTATAGAAATTACTGGTGCTGGTATTGAAAACATTATGGATGTTAACTATCAGAGAAGTTTAATGAAAGAATATATTGATAGAGAAGGTAAAAATGTTGATATTAATAGAATTATAGCTTTAGACGACAAAGTAAACGGTGATTTAAATATTGATTTAAATAATATTCAACATAAGAGTTGGGCTATTAGATGGGTTATGATTGATAATTTTCTATCTTTCGGTGAGCAAAATTATGTTCCTTTTACAAAATTAAAAGGGTTAACTGTAGTCAACTCAATCCCACAAAATACTGGCGGAAAAACCTCCTTAACTATTGATGCTATAAAATTTTTACTTCATGGTAACACAACTAAAACAGATACCAACGAACAAATATTCAATCAGTTTTCTGAAAAGAATGACTTGGTGGTTAGAGGTATGATTGAGATTGAAAATGAGGAGATTATCATTGAACGCAAAATGAGAAGAACAGCCAAAAAAGGTGGTGGTTGGACTGTTACCAACAAAGTAAATTATTACAAAATATTACCTGATGGAGAAGAGGAAGAGTTAAACGAAGAAGACGCTAAACAAACAACAAAAAAAATTAAAGATAGTATAGGTTCGGAAAAAGACTTTGAGATGCTTGTATTGGCCACTGAGAAAAACTTAGATGAATTGATTGGTCTTACAACAAGTGAATCTGGTAAAATATTAACTAGGCTTATAGGTTTAGAAGTACTTGAAATGAAAGAAGCGATAGCTCGCTCAATGTATAATGAATTTGCCAAAAAGAAAAAGGCTAATGATTATGACGTGATTACGCTAAATCAAGAAATTGAAGAACATCAAAACAAAATACAACAATTTCAAGACCTTGAACAAACTTTAAATGAAGAACTTGATATTGCTAAAGATAAAATAAAAACTTTAGAAGAAGAAAGAGATGAGTTATTATCTAACAAACAAAATATTGATGTAACCATATCAGAAATGAATCCTGAGTCTCTAGAAGAGACGATTAAAGGGTTAACTGATAAAGGTGTTGGTCTTAACAAGAAAGTGTCTGAAATCAAAGAAGAATTGGTTAAAATAGGTGAAATTAATTTTGATGAAGATATTTTTCATCAATTAACGAAACATTCTAATTCTTTAACCACTGAAAAAGCTTTAAAAGAAGCTGAAACAAAAAGATTGCGAAAAGTTGTTTCAGATTTAATAGCTGGTGGTATTTGTCAATCATGTAACAGAAAACTAGATGATGTTGATAATTCAGAACACATTGCTAAACATGAACTTGAAATAGAAAAACTAATAAAATTGTTGGTGAGGGTAGAAAAAGATTTGGCAACTACTAACAGTGAATTAGAGTTAATGAACGCTAACAAAAGATTGGTCGATGAAAAGAACAAAAAAGAATTGGATATTGATAGGTTAGAAGTTGAGATGGGTGGGTTAAGAAACAAAATTATTGAGAAAAAAAATGATTTGAAAAAATATAACCTTAATTTAGAAGCGATAAATTTGAATAGAAGTCTAGAAACCACCATAAGTAAAATTAAAACTGACTTAGCGGTTGAAAATTATTCAAAAGATGAAACGATAAAGAAAATAGAAAGGATTCAATCAGATTTAAAAATCAACGCTGAAAGTATAATAAGTAAGAATAAATTAATTTCAACTATTCAAAAAGAAGAAGAGGTTGATAAAATTTTCAAATTATACATAGAATTGGTTGGTAAAAAGGGTATTAGCAAATTAGTTTTACGGTCTGTGTTACCAATAATTAATTCTGAATTACAAAGACTGTTAGAAGATGTTGTAGATTTTGAAGTTGAGATATTTATTAACGATAAAAACGATGTTAATTTTTTATTAGTAAAAGACAATGTTCAAAAGTTACTAAAGTCTGGTTCAGGTTTTGAAAAGACTACCGCTAGTTTAGCGCTTAGAGCTGTTTTGGGTAAACTATCCACATTACCAATGCCAAATTTTATAACCTTTGATGAAGTGTTAGGTAAGGTGGCTTCAGAGAATTTGGAAAAATTAAAAACATTATTCGACAAAATAAAAGACATGTATGAAATAGTATTTTTCATTACCCACAATGATTTAGTTAAAGATTGGTCAGATAACATTGTGACAATTGTCAAGAATAATAACTTATCAAAATTTACTATGAAATAATTGTATTTTAGGGTGAAAAATCATATATTTGCATAAAAATAACATATTATGAAGTTTAGGAATTATTGTATAGTAATAGTTGGAAACACAAAAGCTGTTTACCCAGAAATAAATAAAGTAAGTGAAGGTAAAGCTAATATTTTAGATGGTAAAGGTATGGTTATTGCTACATTTACTTCTTTTATAGACCCTTCGGAATTAAAAGAATTTTTTCAATCTAACGATAGAAGTTTCTTATTGTTTGATTTGAATAAAGATAACTCTGGGTTCCATATTGCAAAACCAGAAATACAGAATTCTTTATTTGGTTTTTTGGATGAAATGGATGATGAGATGTTAAAAAACAAATCTGATGAGTTTTTAAGTGTTTTAAAAAATACTTCATCAACAGCACACACAGAAACACTCGCAACAAAATGCTTGATTACTGAAAAAGATATATTATCGATGAGTAAACTAGAAAAGCAAGATTTATTCAATAAAATTATTGACGCTGGTGTTGAAAATTTAACAGAACATGATAAAAAAATATTGGATTTGTTAGTAAAATAAACAGTAAAACCCTTGACTTTTAAGGGTTTTATTGTTATATTTTATTATTAATATAAATTAATAATAAAATATATAAAATGAAGAAATTAAATGAGTAAAAAATTTTTAAATTATAGTTCAGATGATACAATAAGTAAGTATTTTAAAGATGTAAAAAAAACAATTAAACTAACACCAGATAAAGAAGTTGAGTTAGCGATAAGAATTAAAAATGGTGAGCAATCAGCAATTGATGAATTGGTTAAAGCCAATCTTAAATTTGTTGTTTCGGTGGCTAAAGAATATCAAGGACAAGGTCTCTCTTTGTCGGATTTAATAAATGATGGTAACTATGGTCTAATAAAAGCTGCGACTAGATTTGACCACACTAGAGGTTTTAAGTTTATATCGTATGCTGTTTGGTGGATAAAACAATCAATTATACAAAGTCTTAACGAAAACGCTAGGGTTGTAAGATTACCAGCAAATGTTATCAATAGAATATCAAAATTAAATAAAGAATTTGGTAATGGTGATGATAACGAAGATGAATTAATGAAAAAAATATCTGATTTTGATGAAACATTATTAAATTACCCAAAATCGTTTTCTTTAAATCAAAATGCAAATGAAGACGGTGGTGAGATAATTGATTTAATAGTCGGTGATGAACTTGAATCACATGAAGAGGAAGAAAGCGCCTCTGATATGGTTAAAGATGAGTTAAATAATATTTTATCAGTTTTAGATGAAAGAGAAAGAATGATTATTGAAAGTTATTTTGGTGTTAATTCTAACCATGACGGTATGACACTAGAAGCAATTGGTGATAAATATAATCTAACAAAAGAACGTATTAGACAAATAAAGGAAAAAGCTATTAGAAAATTAAGACATAACACTAAAAAGTTACAATCCATAATAAATTTATAACAAAATGTTATTAATAAGTATTTATTTAATATGAAATTAAAACTTAAATATGCTATGTTGGGGTTAGCAATCTCTGTTGCTGTTTGTGCTGCATACTTCTCAGTGTTGGGCCTTAGTCAACTGTTTTCTGGTGCTAGTACTGCGGTTATCATTATGGCTTCAGTGTTAGAGATTAGTAAATTAGTGACAACAACAGCCTTACACACTTATTGGGAAAAACTAGTTAAACCATTAAGAATTTATTTATCAATTAGTGTGGTTATTCTTATGTTAATCACTTCTGCTGGTATTTATGGTTTTCTTTCTAACGCATATCAATTAACTGCTAATCAACTTGAAATTCATGAAGGTGAGTTAGGTGTGTTGGATGCTAAGAAAGTGGGTTTTGAGAAAACAGTTAGTGATAATCAAAAACTTATTGACTCCAAAACTAAGCGTTTAGACCAACTTTCTAACCTTAGAACAACACAAGAGTCTAGATTAGATAATTCTGGTTCTAATAGAGCTAGAAATAGTGTTAGAAATGACATTAAATCAGCTGATAGTGAAATACAAAAATTAAATACGGAGATAGATGTTCTTAATGTTAAAAACATAACATTAGCTGACTCAATAAATAAATACAATGTTAAAGCAATTGAAATGAAAGCTGGTAGTGCTGTAGCAGCTGAAGTTGGTCCTCTTAAATACATATCACAATTGACTGGTGTGTCAATGGATAGTATTGTGAATTACCTTATTTTGTTATTGGTATTTGTTTTTGACCCATTGGCTGTTGCACTAGTTTTAATAACTAATAGAGTTTTCCAACTAGAATCTGATGAAATTAAAAAAGATTCAACCCAACAAGTTTTAGAAGATATAGTTGAAGAATTAACAAATAAGTCTGAAGAGGTGGTTCAAAATCAACCAATTTTAGATAACACTGAAATAAATATTGTTGAACCAACAATAGAGAAGTCAAATAATATGGTTTTTGAAGAACCAATAGAATACTCGGATGATGAAACAATTGAACAACCAATTTTTGAAAATATAATTGACCCTATTGATGATGTTATTGATGAAGAAGAAATCGATAAAGTTGAGGTGGTTAAAGAAACAATAGAAAAACCAATACAACCCATAGAAGAAGTTGTTGAAGAAACAATAGAAAAACCAATACAACCCATAGAAGAAGTTGTTGAAGAAAATATTGAAACATCTATTGAAGAAGAAAAAGTTTATGAACCAAAGGGTAAAATCACTTTAGATGATATCAAAGAGGTTAAAGAAAGAAATAGAGGTTTTTCGGTTAAAGTACCAGAACCTAAGAAAAATAACATGATTCAAAGAATAAATAAACGCTAATGTTATTAGAAGAAAATAAGTATGTATTACCAGAAAGCAACTATGTTAAATTAGAAAATAAAAAAACCCAAATAGTTTTATGTGACACGTATAATAATAACATGGGACATTTTTTTGGTTGGAAACATAGATATAATGGTAATTATAATAAAACAGCTGCATTTACAATAGATGCGGCTGGTTTTATTTATAAACATTTTGAACCAATCTATCAATCTAAATTTTTTGAAAATGATGAGTTAAATAATAAAACTATTGTTATTTTATTGGAAAACTATGGTTGGTTAAACAAAGATGACCAAAAAAAACAATACATTACTTGGTTAGATGATATTTATAATAAATCAACTGAAATAACAGACAAACGTTGGCGAAACAAAAGATATTGGGACCCATACACACAAGAACAATTTGATTCTACATTAATGTTAGTATCTAAGTTGTGTGATAAGTTTGGGATACCTAAAACAGCGATAAGCCATAACACTAAAATTGATAATTTAAAAGATTTTACAGGTGTGTTATACAGAAGTAATTTAAGTACAAATTATACAGATTTAAACCCATCATGGGATTTTGATATATTTAAAGAAAAATTAGAACAATTATGAAAGAAAGAATAAACGAACACGACAAGACCAAACAAATGATGGAAATGATTAGAGGCGGTTTTAAATCAGTCCTTATCAAGGAAGAATCTGAAAAAGTTAAGGCTGTTGATATTGAAAAAAACACACCCATCTACAAAGACGAATTAAAAAAAATTAAGGAAATAGTTTACCCTATGGCCACGATTAAATCAATTACTGTCTCTAAACAAGGTGATTCTAAAAACGTTAACATGAAAGTTATTTTTTTAGAAGGTGATGAAGGTAGTGGTGTTAATGCAGGTCAATCAGAAAAACAACAAATACCCACATGGGTTAACCAAGACAATCGTTCTGGTGTGTATTTCGAGTTGGATTTATTAAGGGGTTATGAAGACCCAATTGTAAAAAATGTGTCAAACCCTAAACTACCAGAAATTCTTAACAAACTTGAAGGTTATTATGATGTATGGGCTACAGAATGGGCTAAACAAAATATTGATGATTATTTAAAATAAAAATAAGATGAAAGATACTTTTAACCTTAAAACCATTATAATAATTGGTATATTTGTTTTTTTAGCTCTATATGTGTCTAAATGTTCCCATGATAATGAAACTGAAAAACTTAGAACTGAATTAAAAAAAGAAACCCTTAGAAACGATACATTAAAAAAAATATCTGAAGATACTTATGAAAAACTGGTTGCTGATAGTTTAACCAAAAAAGAATTGTTTAAAATTCTAAAACAACTTGAAATTGATGTTAAAAACCCTAAAATAATAACTAGAATTGAATATAAACAAAAAGACGTAGAGAAAGAGGTTGATGAAATAAAGTTAAAAGATAGTATATTACAAATAATAGATTTTTATCCAAATAAAGACCAATATACGTTAAAATATAGTAGTGATATTAACCTAATAAATAAAAAGGGTAAGGGTAAATTTGAATTTATAGCACAATCCTTAGACCTAGTAATATCTGAAACAGAGAAGGGTTTATGGAAAGCTACGTTAAAAACTGATAATGAATTTGTTGAAATTAATTCTTTAGATGTGCAAACTTTACCTGACGTAACACAACCTCAAAAATCTAATTGGGCTAAATTCGGTGGTGTTAAATATAACACTAATTTAAATGATAATAAAAATTTAGAAATACTCGGTGGTGTTAGATATAAAAAACTTAGTGTTTTAGGTTCAGCGAACTCAAGTAGTCAATTAGGTCTAGGTTTTATGTTAGATTTTTAAAATAAAAAAAAACAAACTCCAAAATTGGGGTTTTTTTATTTTATTAAAATATTTATTAACAAAACATAACTATGA